GGTGGTGCTGGAGGCGGTGGTGCTGGTGGAAACGGTGTTGGCACAGCAGGAACTGCTAATACAGGTGGGGGTGGTGGCGGTGGATTAGGTGGAGGCGGTGCTGGTGGGTCTGGCATTGTCATTATTCGTTATGCGGATACTTTTGCTGCCGCAGCGTCAACCACAGGCTCACCCACAATTACTGTAGCTGGTGGCTACCGTGTCTATCAATGGACTGGTTCGGGGAGCATTACATTCTGATGGCACACTTTGCAAAACTTAATTCTGAAAATATTGTGGAGCAAGTTGTTGCTGTCCACAACAATGACGCGCCTGACGAAGCCGCAGGCGTTGCTTTTTTAAACAACCTATTTGGCGAAGCCACATGGGTGCAAACCAGCTACAACAAGAACATTCGCAAGAACTACGCCGGGATTGGCTACGCTTACGACGCAGTGCGTGACGCGTTTATCGCTCCGCAACCGTTTCCGTCGTGGGTTCTGAACGAACAGACTTGCCAGTGGGAATCGACTGTGCCTATGCCTGCGGATGGGAAACGGTATGTGTGGGACGAAGAAACCTTAAATTGGATTGAGAGCGTTTAAACATGGCAACCATAGTAGACGGCACTGCTGGCGTTACATTCCCCGCTGGAGGCGTAGGCAACCCTGCGGGCGCGGTAGTTGGGACGACTGATACACAGACGCTGACTAACAAGACGTTGACTGCTCCCGTGCTATCTGGAACGGCAACTGGCACATACACACTAGCGGGGACACCAACCTGTTTGGGGTAAGTTCTAGTCATTTGAGCCGTTTGTTGTCGGGTGATAGACAGCAAAATCGGCAAAGGAGAATATCATAGCAAGTACTTACAGCAATCTTGGAATTGAACTGATCGGTGCTGGCGAACAGACGGGAACGTGGGGAACCACGACCAACACCAATCTGGGAACCTTGATAGATCAGGCAATCGCGGGGTATACAACCACTGCTTGCACTGGTGGGACAGATACAATCACTATCCCTAATGGTGCGTCTGGTGTAGCGAGGAACATGTTTCTGGAGTTGACCGGCACTGGTGGTGGTAGCTTGGTGGTGCCTACCAACAAGAAACTCTACTTCATCTACAACAATACCTCTGCAGCTATAACTGTCAAAGTAACCACGGGTGTTTCCGTCCCTGCTGGCGCTAAGACCGTGCTGGTATGCAACGGCACAGATATTGTTGTGGCTGTGAACTATCTTGCTTCGCTGACTCTTGGTGCGGCTCTTCCGGTAGCTTCAGGCGGATCAGGAGTTACTTCTGCTACTGCGTATGCTGTTTTGTGTGGTGGCACTACCTCTACAGGATCAATCCAATCCATAGCTTCTGTAGGAACTACTGGGCAAGTGCTAACCAGCAACGGGGCAGGTGCTTTACCGTCGATGCAGTCTGCTTTCCTCACCGGCATGATTATTCTATGGTATGGAACAGTTGCAACCATCCCAACAGGGTGGGTATTGTGTAATGGCAGTAACAGCACTCCCGATCTAAGAAACAAGTTTGTAATTGCCGCAGACGCGGATTCAGGCGGTGCAGCAAAGACTACCGTTACAGGAACTGCAACACAATCAGGTGGTTCTGCTGATGCTGTGGTCGTTTCGCATACCCACGTTGCAACAGATGCGGGACACACGCACTTACAACAATCAAATACTTTAATAAACGCTGGAGCAGCAGGGGCTAGAACCGACCTAAATACCCTTCAAATATCAACCGGTGGAACAACTCAGTCTGGAACTGCAAACATTACTAACGCCGTTCCAGCCGGAAGTGTAAGCGGAACCAACCAAAACCTTCCCCCGTATTACGCGCTGTGCTACATAATGAAGTCTTAAGAAAAGAATATGGAAAACCAACATCTAATAAACGCGCTTCTTGGTGGTGGTTGCACCGTCCTTGGCTGGTTTGCTCGTGAGCTTTGGGCTGCGGTCAAAGAGCTAAAATTTGATCTTGCAAAGCTGCGTGAAGATTTACCCAAAGAATATGTTTTGCGTAGTGACTACCGCGAGGACATCAAAGAAATTAAAGCACTGCTGGCAAAGATATTTGAGAAACTTGAAAACAAGGCTGACAAATGAAAAAACTCTTATTGCTCGTGCTGCTGCCAAGTATTGGTGTGTCTGCTGTCGTCGTGCTGTACCTTGGGTTTAATCAATGGGAAAAACCGTCAGCCCCTGACCTGATGATGTGCAACGGCGAATACGCACTCTGCGCTGCGTCTGGCTCCACGCCTACAGGCAAGTCAATAACTGTCAAAGGTAAAGTATTTCAAGAAGGCATGGCAGTCTGTCCGGTGCTGAAGGGGCGCAGCGTAGCCAACGGTGCGCTGATGAACAACTCTTGCGATGCTCCTGCGGGTAAAGTATGGAGCTTATTTTCCACTGTTAGCGAAGCGCCACAAGCGCCAAGCTGGGCAGTTGCGCCGTTGGTGAGTAGATCATTCATCCTCGGCAAAGATTCCGGCATGAGCAACCAGTGGTCGTTCCTGTGCGACAAGCAAGCGAAGAAAACCAACGGGGTACAGCTTGCGTCCTGCTACGGCCCAATCAACGAATCACCGGCTACAAATGGGCATATTAAGCCCAGTGCTAAAATTGTTACTGATGCGCCGGTAGGCGTATTGAACCCCGTAGGCGGTAACTTTTGAACCCCTTACTTATCTCAGGGCTGTTCTCGGCTGCTCAGTCTTTGATTGAGCGGTTCTTTCCCGATCCGGCAGCGAAAGCGGCGGCGCAGCTTGAACTGCTCAAGATGCAGCAGAACGGAGAGCTTGCCCAGCTTGCGGCAGAGACTGACTTAGCTAAACTTCAAATTCAAACGAACATTGAAGAAGCAAAATCAACGAACTGGTGGGTTGCTGGATGGCGTCCGTGTATCGGTTGGGTGTGTGGTGCGGGGCTGGCCTATGCTGCATTGATAGAACCCCTAGCGCGTTTCGCTGCGAAGGTCTGGTTCGGCTATTCAGGCGAATTCCCGGTTATAGACACCAGTCTGACGTTGCAGATTTTAATGGGTATGCTTGGTCTTGGAATTATGAGGTCAGCCGAAAAGATAAAAGGAGCTGAAGGCAACAGATGATTACCGTAGCCCAATATCTAGGTCAGCACTTGCAGGGTCATGAGATGGAGTTGACCGAAGATATCAAGACGAATGCTGCTATTATCTGTGAGAAAGCTAACCAGATAATGGCGGCGTTTGGTGAAGACCGTGAGCTACGGTCAGGCTGGCGTCCTTCGTCTGTAAACCACCGTGTTGGCGGCGCTCCGCACTCAAAGCACATGACGGGTCACGCAGTAGACATTGAAGACAACGACGGAGAGTTGGATAAGTTCTGTCGTAACAATGTCCAGATACTAGAGAGCATAGGTCTTTGGTTAGAGGATGCTGTTGCTACGCCGACTTGGTGCCATATCCAGTGTGTTCCACCGCGTTCCGGACATAGGTTTTTTATACCATAATGCCACTACAAAAATTACAACTAAGGCCCGGAATCAACCGGGAAAGCACGACATACGCCAATGAGGGCGGGTATTTTGAATCTGAAAAGATCAGGTTCCGTTCCGGTCAGCCTGAGAAGATCGGCGGCTGGACTAACTTGGCTACATCAACTGGCGGGGTAGTTAATACCTATGTTGGTGTAACTAGGGACATGACCAACTGGGTTACGCTGAACTACAGCAACTTGAACGCAGTTGGAACCAACCAGAAGTTCTACATTGAGAACGGTGGGTTGTATCACGACGTTACTCCGCTGACTGCGGCTTCTCCGGTATCTCTTGCCAGCAACCCGTTTACTACTACCAGTGATTCCAAGCAGGTTCTAGTAACTGCGTCCGCACATGGTGTTTCTCCCGGCACTTGGGTTACATTCTCTGGCGCTACAGCGGTAGGTGGGCTAACGCTTAACGGTGAGTTTGAAATTATATCAACCCCGACAGGCAACACGTTTACCATTATCAGCACAACTGCGGCTTCTTCTACGGCTACCGGCGGTGGCGCTAGTGTCTTCGCAAACTTCCAAATCGCTGCGGGTAACGCTGTTTACTCTACCGGTAACGGTTGGGGTGCTGGCCCTTGGAATGCGGTTGTTTTTGGCACGGGTAGCTCCACCCTGTCTTCAACTATTTCGGCGGCTGCAACTTCTATCAGCGTAGCTTCAACTACATCGTTTTCCGCTTCTGGAACTATCGTTATTGAGTCTGAA